GAGCAATATTGCTCTTTTTTGATTTTAGACGTATTGCTTATTTGTAATTTTTCCATTTGGCTATAAGCTATCTTTTTCAATTATTTTTTACGTCAATTCGAGGTAGTAATTTTGTAATTTCATCAAAAGCAGACGCTTTCATATCCATAAATTTTCTATGATACCAGACATGCAAGACAAAGAGTTTAGTGGAAACAGTTCAGGAGTTGCACTTGGATATAAACTTTTAGCATTAGAACAATTGGCTGCACAAAAAGAAATGCATTTTAAAAAGGCAATTAATCAAAGATTACAACTTATGATAGATTTTTACAACTTAAAAATAAAATCTACTGATATTCAAAAGGTATTTACTAGAAATGTTCCAAAGAATTTAGTTGAAGCAGCTGAGACAGCTCAGAAATTACAAGGAATAGTATCGCATGAAACTATTTTATCTATTTTGCCTTTCATAGAAGATGCAAAAGGAGAGCTAGAAAAAATAAAAGCTGAAGAAGATATTAATGCAATAAAAGATATGAACACTCCGATTAGAGTTGATGTAAATGGCTCAAAAGAATAGAGATTATTGGGAAGAAAGACAAATTAAAAGAGAAGCTAAGGCTTTTACTACAATACAAGATGTTGAAAAAGAGTATCAAATAGCACTTTCAAAAGCTAAACAGGATATAATTAAAGAAATTAGCAGAATAACAACAACTTATATGAATGATAATATTCTAAATTATAATGAAGCTTTGAAACTTTTAAAAGGTGATGATTACAAAGTTTGGAAAAAAGATTTACATGACTATATGAAAGAATATAACAAACTTTTAAAGAATGCACCTTTACAAGCACAAAAACTATATTTAGAAATTGAAACATTATCTGCTAAAAGTCGTATAAGTAGACTGGATAGTCTTAAATCACAAATAGACATGGAATTAACAAAGTTAATATTCAGAGTTGAGAACGATAGTATTAATGCATTAACATCAGTTTATAGAGATACTTTCATAGAAGTAACAAAGGACTTAGGTATTAATCCTGTTGTCAGTAGAGATAAAATAAAAACAGTCCTGGATAAGCCTTGGAGTGGTGCTAATTTTTCTCAGAGACTTTGGAGCAATACAGATAAACTAGCTGAAACAGTAAAGCAAGAAATAGTTAATGGCATGATACAAGGTATTAATCTGAAAACTATGACTAAAAGAGTTTCTGAAAGATTTGAGACAGCTAAAAAGAATGATGTTGAAAGACTTCTAAGAACTGAAGTTAATTATACTTTAAATCAAGCTACCTTAGATGGATATAAAGAAGCTGGGATAGAAAAATATGAATTTAGTGCTACATTAGACAATAGAACTAGTCAAATATGCTCTGAATTACATGGAGAAGTATTTGAAATTAAAAAAATTGCAGTAGGTTTAAATTATCCGCCAATGCATCCAAGGTGCAGAAGTACAACTATCCCGATTATTGATTATGATAAGTTAATAAAAGAAGGTAGAGAAGAAATAGAAAAGAATAATTACAGTTTGGATGAAAATAATTGGGAAAGTATAAAGAATTATGGTGCTTTAAAAGCTAATGATTTAAAAGAAAGAGGAGATATTGAAGATGAAGAATATAAAAAAAGGATAGGAGACTTTTATTTTCTTAAAAAAGTTGATAAAATAGATTATAATATAGCTAAAGAAATATTTGCAGAATATGAACCTAATATGGTTAATTTAAAATATGAAAATGCTATTGTTATAAAAGCCGATGGAAGTGTTTATGTTGTTCTTGGTGGAGAAAATTTTGTAAATACTACTGTAGTAGGAGATTTAACTGGAGCTTATATAACACATAATCATCCTAAAAAATATACCGATTTTACATTCAGTAATCAAGATGTAAGTTCTTTTATAAATGATAAATTAGCATACTTAAGAGGAGTTGACTATAAATACGAATATGAAATGAGTCTAAGTATATTTTCTACAGATATTCTTCCAGATAATCCATTTATTGAAGAAAACTTCCATCACTCAAATATAATACTAAGATCTAATGAATATAATCTTAGATATAGGAGGCGAGAAAGATAACAAAATTAGAAGAAGCACAAAAAATAGTTTGGGAAATTTATAAAAAGTATTGTCTTGAATGTAAAAAACTAGAAACTTCTTATGAAGCTGGATTAGATGGATTTAAAAATTATAAAGAGAAAAAAGAACTTACCTCTAAAATGCTTAGTGATGTAAATAATGTTAAGGAAAAATATAATATTGAAAATTTAGAGATATCTGCTAAAGATTTGTATGAGTTTGAAAAAAAATTATTTGAAACGAAATAATCTTTTAATACTGATTAACTAATAGAAATAATAAACAACTGAAGCACTTAGCTAAAAACTAGGTGCTTTTTTTATTGCAAAGAAAGGAGGGACTGTGAAGCATTTACTGACAATTATTCAAGCAGGATTAATATTAGGTAAAATATTTGGTTGGATAAATTATAAATGGGTTATTATTCTATTACCATTGATAATTTATTTTGGGATATTAATAATATCTTTTATCATTATTGGAATAATATCATATATTGAACATCTTAAATTGAATAAATTACTTAAAGAACTTAAAGAAAAAAAATAAGGTTGTCGTACTGAGGGACATTAAACATCTGGGAAAATAGTCAAACAGGACTTTAAACAGGAGGAAAAAATGAAAAATTTTAAACTTAATATTCAACTATTTGCAGAACCAGGAGAGCCAAAAACATTTACTCAAGAAGAAGTTGACAAAATGATAGAAACTAGACTTAAAAGAGAAAATGAAAAATTTGAAAAAGCTAAAAAAGAACTTGAAAGACAGCATAATGAATCTATTGAAGATTATGAAGAAAGAATCAAAAATGCTAATCTTACTGCAGAAGAAAAGCATAAAAAAGAACTTGAAAAGATTCAAAAAGACTTAGATGCAAAGAATGCTGAACTTTTAAAAATAAAGACAGATGAAATCAAAAGAACTACTTTAGCAAAGTATAAAATGCCAGATAAATTTTTAGATAGAATTAGTGGAGTTACAGAAGAAGAAATAGAAGCATCTGTTAAAGGTTTTGCAGAAGTAATGGGTGAATATGTAAAAGGACTTGGTGCTAGTGGAATACCAGGAGCAATGAATGGTGGAAGTAATGGTGGAGCTGATAAAAAGGCTCAATTAGAAGATTTAAGAAAGAAAGCTTTTGAAAGTGGTTCTGATATAGACAGAGCTAACTATGTAAGAGCAAAGCAAGAATTAGAAAACTCAGGAGGTAATGAATAATGGCAAAAATAGATAAACAATTAAACTCAACAAATCAAGCAATATCAAATGATATATTAGATGAATTACAATTAGTAAATCCTAACAATTCCCCTATTGTCTCTCACATTTTGAGAGGTGGAAGAGTGAGTGAAACAACATCTACTACTATCGAATGGATAGATCATTATGAAAGAAAAGTAACATCTAGTTTAAAAGTTGCTTTAAGTGCGGGAGCAGCTGAAATTCAAGTAGTAGATGAAGATATCTTAGTTCAAGACGCTTTATTATCAATTGGAGATGAAATAGTAAAAGTTATTAAAGTAAAAACAGACAATAAAGCGGATGTTACAAGAGGATATGCTGGAACAGCATCTACTGCTGGAACTATAGCTGCAAATACAATAGTTCAAAGCTTAGGAATAGAAATGGAAGAAGGTGGAGAACTTAAAAAGTCTTCTGTTAGATTGCCTGTTCACATCACAAATAACACAGGAATCATATATGAAGAATATGAAGTAACAGAAACAGCTAAACATTTAAATCCTCATGGACAAGGTGGACTTTCTGTAAGAGAATTAGAATCTCAAAAGAAAAAAGATGAGATGTTAGGAATTATGGAAAATAAACTTTTAAATGGTGTAAAGTTTACAAATGGTAAATTAAGAATGTCTGGAGGAGTGAAAGCATTAATTAAAGAATATGGAATAGTTATAGATGCTAATAATCAACCTTTTACATTAGATTTATTAGACAATATTGTAAAAGAGATAGTTGATAAAGGTAATCCTGGGTCAGCTGATTTAAAGGCAAATAAATATTCTTTATGTGT